TCAAGTGAATCTGTTTATTCAGCAAATTCTTGCTCTTATTGGCATCGAGGATTACCCGGTGTTTAATCGGAACCGGATCGCAAACGAGAAGGAAGAAACCGAAATGGTGATGCTCGCAGCGAATTATCTGGATGACAAGACATTGCTGGACAAGCTTCCCTTCATTACGGTGGATGAAGTTGATGCTATTCTTGCCCGTAAAGGAAGCGAGGATCAGCAAACATTCACTCGTGAGGGTGAGGAGGAAGAGGAGCCGGAAGCGGAGGAATGATAGATGCCGGATTACGGTGCTATGATGGCAGACAGAGCCATAAGAACGGTTGATCGCAGACTACGAACGCTTTACAAGCAAGCAGAGAAAGAACTGCAAGAAACGCTTGAAAAGTTTACTGCTAAATTCAAGGCAAGAGATGTCGTCATGCGGAAACGGCTCGATGCTGGCGAAATTACTGAAGACGAGTACAAGAATTGGCTTGGCGGTCAAGTTTTTCAGCAAAAGCAATGGAAGAGCAAAGTCGAGAACGTTCAAAAAGTTCTGGCGGATCATAACCAGCAAGCGGCAAGCATAGTCAACGATCATAAGATGACCGTGTTCATGGAAAACTACAACAGGGGTGCTTATGAAGTAGAAAAGCACGTTGATGTCAGTTTTGATCTTTACAACACAGAAGCAGTTGCAAGGCTGATCGAGCGAAATCCGCAAGCGTTACCGAAGTGGAAGATAGACGAAGAAAAGGATTATGTCTGGAACCAGCGCAAGGTCAATAACTGTATCACTCAAGGGATCATTCAAGGCAAGAGCATCGACAAAATAGCCAAAGACATGGCAAAACGGCTCTGTTCCTTGAACGAGAACAAGATGCGTATGTTCGCCCGTACTGCCATGACTCAAGCACAGAACGCTGGCAGAATGGAAGTCATGGATAGGTCTGAAAAGATGGGCATTCGGATTCAAAAGAAATGGCTTGCTACGCTTGATGCCAGAACAAGAGACACGCACAGACGGCTTGACGGACAAGTTCGTGACAAGAAAGACCCGTTTGATTCTGACCTTGGGCCGATCATGTATCCCGGCGATCCTTCCGCGGCACTTGCCAATATTTGCAATTGCAGATGCCGTTTGACTTATGTGTACCCAGACTTTGCAGACATTATTCAGCAAGGAAAACGGCGTGACAATCTGAACGGGATGACATATGAAGAATGGAAAGAGGGAAAAAGGAAAAATGCAAGATGATGAGGTGAAATGATATATGAGCGTCCAATTTATCAGTCACAAGTCAGAGGTTCTGGATGCCCTGCACAACGCCGTTTCCGTTGGTTTGGAGATCATCGGTGGTGTAGCAGAATCCCATGCAGCAGATATATGTCCTGTTGATACGGGGACATTGCGTGACAGTATCACACACCAGCCGATCAGCCCAAATGAAATGGCGATTGGAACGAGCATCGAGTATGCTCCGTTTGTAGAACTTGGTACACGCAAGATGTCTGCTCGTCCGTATCTCCGACCAGCGGCAGAAAATCACTCTGGTGAATATCGTGCGATCATGGAAAGAGTCCTTGGAAAATAACATTGACATAAGAGCGTGTGGAAAACACGCTCTTTTTGTTTGGTAAGCAACTGTGACTTTTTCCGGGAGCTTCCGGCGATTCGTGAATGCGGGAGACGAAATTCTTGGTGCGAGGTTGCGCAGGAAGCCATGTCCGGGATCGTAAATGAGTTAGGCTTCATTCTGATGCTTGAACGCAAATTTGAGTGATTTCTGCGCAAAATAGAGCAATATTCAGCTTTTTGCGAAAAAAGGTTATTGATTGAAAACCGTTTGTTTGCGATACTTGAACGAGAGCAAAGAACCGCTCTTATTACACACTCCGTTGAGCCAAAGAAACGGCTCCGAAGAACAGGGAGGACATACGATGCCATTTACCAGAGCAGAGGTCAGAAACATCCTTGGCGAAGCACACACCGATGAGATTGAAAACAAGCTGTTCAGCCTGTATTTGGGCGAAAAGGACAAGCTGAAGGAGCAGATCGACACGCTCAAGTCGGAAAATACCCGGCTGAAGGCTGATTCAGACAAGCTCGCGGATGTCCAGAAGGAATTGGACAGCCTCAAGGGTGGCGAAGACTGGAAAGCCAAGTACGAGAAGGAACACACTGATTTCGAGAGCTTCAAAACCACAATCGCGGAGAAGGAAACGCTTGAGAAGAAGCGCATGGCCTACAGCAAATTGCTCGCTGACGAGCAGATCAACGAGAAACACATCAAGGACGTTCTGCGCCTGACTGATTTCTCCAAAGTGAAGCTGGACAAGGATGGCAACCTTGAAGGCGTTGACGATCTCAAGAAAGCGATTGCGGAAGAATGGAGCGAGTACAAGGTAAAGACAACAACCCGGAAGCAGCAGGTCGGCAATTCACAGGCCGCAGGTTCCGGCTCCGGCAATGGTAGTGGCAACGGAAGGGCGAGAGAACTTTACCTCAATCACTTGAAACAGCAAGGTGTCAAGATTGATGACACCGGGAAGGAGTAAAACATGAGCTTTATTCAGCACGATGCGCTGAACACGCTGTATCAGCCGGGGTGGTTTCTGGCTTCCGGCGATTGCCGGAGAGAAACCCGTCAGGTTGCAGCGAATCATTCTCAGGTTGTTACCAAGGCTGACGGTAGCAAATACGTACCGGCTGGTGCGCTTCTGAGCGAAACCACTGGCACGGGGAACGATGCCGTCACCACGTATTTCGGGCTTCTTTATGAGGATGTCGATGTGTCTACTGGCAATATGCCGGGTTCCTGCGTCACTGCGGGCGTTGTTTATGAGGATCGGCTTCCGGCTTCTGTTTCTGCGGATGCCAAAGCGGCACTGACCGGGATCAAGTTTATTTCCGCTGCGCCTACCATTACCCGGCCTAATTTTGACGAATGAGAAAGGAGTGACATAAATGCCCCGTTTTGAAAATAACATCATGGGTTTGATTCCGCGGGAAGAGTGGCTTGACATTCCTTTCGTGGTGAATCGTCCTGCTACGAACCCGGTTGACACGCTGTTTGGCGATGTTAAAACCAACAATCTGGTGGCTTATTGGGAATCCATTGCTGCTGAGTATCAGGTTCCGCTGATGGCGCAGTTCCACGGATTCGATACTGAGTCTCAGAAAACTTTCCGCATTCCTGTTGATTCCCACAACATCGAAAAGGGCCTTATCAAGGTCAAAATCGATCAGTCCGAACGGATGCGTGCTCTGCTGCGCTCCGGCGTGCAGAATGACGAAATGTATGATTACGTCATCAATGACGGAATCCGGCTGGCTGAACAGGTTATTACCCGGACGAAGGTTGCGAAGAACGAACTTATGGCTACCGGTCAGGTTACGATCAAGGAAAACAACATTGATCTGACGGTTGACTACGGCGTACCCGCTGCTCAGAAGGGACTGACCATCGACTTTGGTAATGGCGCTGCTGCTCCTGTTGATGAGCAGCTTGAAGCTCTCGTTGCCACCGCTCTGTCCGGCGGTAACGTGCTGAATGGTTTCATGACCAGCCGTGCGATGATGAATAAGCTGCGGAAGAACGCTGCGCTGAAGAAGGCCATCAACGGTTCTCTGAACGATAGTCTGATCTCCAACGCTGATCTGCGTGCGTATCTGTCCGAAGAATATGGTCTGAATAACATCGTTATCAACGATGCAACCTACGGAGTGCCGGGTGCTATCGTCAACGGACGGCCTACTGTGACCGCCAAGCGGTATTTCCCGGAGAACGGTATCACATTCTTCGCTGCTCCCAATGGAGGAACGCAGCTTGGTGACGGCCTGTGGGGCGATCCTCCGGAAACAGATGCCGGTGTTGAGCAGAACAATAATGTGACCGGCAGCTCCGAATCCCCGTACGTGTACATCACGCAGTGGTCTGAACATGATCCTGCTGTGCTGTGGACGAAGGCTTCCACTTTGTTTATGCCTGTTCTGTACAAGCCTGACAGCCTGTATATCGCTACGGCGACAGAAACGACTGGTACCTGATGTACGAGAGCATCGTAGACTGGCGAGATTTGGAGGATAAGCACCTTTACCACAAAGGTGACAAATATCCTCACGATGGACGGGAAGTGCCCAAAGAACGGATTGCTGAATTGTGCGGCACGCAAAATAAGGCTGGTTTTGCGGTCATAAAGGCACTTCCGGTTCCGGTCAATGGAAATCCTGTCCAGAAGGAAGAACCACCGAAGAAGGCTACGAGAGGCCGGAAAAAGGTGGATTAACGGAGGAGGGAGATCATGCTGCAAAAAGTTTGTGAGTATATCCACAACTATTTCATCAAGGCTTCTGAACGAGGCACGTATGAAATCACGAACGGCATGATCTCCTTGCCTTTCGTGAAAGAAGGGCAAAGGATTCTGATCGTTGGAAGCGATCTGAATGATGGAGTGTACACGTATCACTCTGACGGAATCAAGAATGACGATGACACCGAAGCGGTGGGACTGCGTGACGAAACGTGGGCTGGCACGATATGCGCTCTTGCCGTTCCTCCT